CAAACCAACTTGTTGAGCCATTCTAGCTCTTTCTAATTCTGCTTGTTGCTGTCTAGCTACATCGGCTTCTGCTAATCTTGCAGCTTGTTCAAAGCCTGCTTGTCTTAATCCTGCTGCAGTTCTGGCTCTTTGCTCAACAAAAGGTCTAGTTGCTTCTGCTTCTAATAATGCAGACCTAGAACCACCGAAAGCACCAGCACCGATAGCTCTTTCTTGTGCTACTCCTCTAGCAAGCTCTTCTTCTCTACGAATATCTTCCATTGCTAAATCAATCACTTGTTGTTGATAAGGTGATTGATATGCAGATATGTCAGTTTGAAGTAAAGATGCGGGAGTTACAGATACAGGAGAAATAGAAGGTGTAGCCCCCGCAAACTGAAACTGTGGTGTGCCAGCTAATTGCTGCAAGCTAGTCAAAGGTGATGTACCCATAGCTTGACCAAACAAACCTTGTATGGCTTGTTGTGCTTGTAATTCTTGTGGTGTAAAGCCGGCAACTCTTTCGCCTTCGTAACCCATGAACGGACGTGCTGCTGCTTCTTGCCCTAATTCTGATAAAGCTTCATAACCTGATTTTAAATACTCAGGTACCATTGCTTCTTGTTTTTGTGATCCTTTTGCCATTATATATCTTTACTTATTATGTTCTCTGTTTTAAAACCAAGATGTTTTAGTTTTCTTTTCCAGCCGGGTCTACCTCCACCGTAAAGTTTTGTTGCTCCAGCACCTTTAGCAAAAACGATTATAGAATCTAACATTTCCTCTAGTTCTTCGTATTTACCACCACAAAACAGCAAATTCATCGCTATCTCTTGCGGAAAGGTTATAAACTCAGTTATAAAAGCTGATTGTTTACCAGCCCATAACAGGAATATACCCTCCCTTATTTTATCTTCTATATCGTCTATTGTATATGCTGATTGATGTTTTATAGCTTTTTCAATGATTGGCTTACAACGCTGCCATTGTACTTGCCATTCAGGAAGTTTAGTCACCTTTTGCATATTCAACGATACTTGCAGTTACGTTTATATTTGCATGTGATACTTGTATTTTAAGTATTTCACCTGCTGTTAAAATTAAACTTCTTGTTAGCATCTCATCCGTTGAATGAGCTGAGATATTGTGTTGTTTCCAAACGTAATGATTAGTTGCACCAGATGTGATAACAATATCTATGTTAGTTTGTTGATTGCCGTCATCACTTACCAATAAAGACTCAATAACAGCAAAATTAAAATCATCGCCAGATGGTGCTGTGTATATAGTTTCTAAACTGGTTGTGCCAGAAACATCTAATTTAGCGTTTACTGCTCTTTGTATATATTGTCTTTGTGAAGATAAATCCATTATCTTCTGCCTCTCTGCTTAACATCAGCTCTAATGTTACCTACTTGAAATGTTTGATCTGTGTCACCGGTAATCTTCATTTGCATTTGTCTAGCTGTAAACCTAGCATCGGTGTAACCGTCAGTTGCAAAAGTAAAAGAACCAAAGTCTGTTTCTGTGCCTAACGGTGTGTTTCTACCTTTAAAACTTAATGTGATAGCAGGTAGAGTTGTAGTTTTTTCATCAGGTATTAATTGGTTTACTTGTGCAAGCCTATCGCCTTGTCCTATTTCTAATGGTCCTGTTTCACAAAACGGTTGTGTTGTACCTAAATCTGGTGAGTTAAATAAAGTACCAAAGTCATGTTGAACAATATTGTTATTAGTATCGCCAGCTAACGGAAAATCAAAAGCACCTTCATCAATCCAACAGCTTCTACCTAATTCACCAATACTCCATACGTTGTCTATGTAGTTCCAAATAACGTATTTATTTGGTGTTTGTTGATTAGTGCCGCTTGGAAAAAACCACCATATTTCATTGTGTTTTTGGTTGTGACCACCGCAAGTTGTTAATCTGTTTACTGTATCTAAGTCATCAAAAATAAAATCATGCACGTCTGATTTAATTTCTCTGACTGTACCGTCATAAACAAAGAATGAGTTTTCTCCCATCCAAGCTAAAAAATCACCTGCCTGTACAATACATCTTCTGCTAATAGCTTTACAGTTTGTACCTGCTTCAGCTATACCATACGTAAAAGGTGCCCCGACATAATACAAACGGTTGATACCAATGTCAGTAAAAATAATAATATCTCCTCTATGTTTAACCGCATAATGAGCTTGACCTCCTGTTGCTATTTGTAAATCTCCTGCTGTGTTATTAGCAGAAGCAGTCCATGATGTGCTGTTTTCTCTTTCGCTCCATTGTATTTTTCTAGGATCACCACCTGCACCGATACAGACAACGTGCCTTTCGTTAGTAACAATAACTCCTAAATTATTTGTTGGTGCGTTAGCAAGTGTTGTTACAGAGCTTGCAGAAGAAGGACTCCATTCAAATACTCTGCCATCACTAGCAGAGCATATAAGTAAGTTTTGTCCGAAGTTATCAAAAGAAAATGATTTAGTTTCAAAAGCTAGTCCTGATTGACTTCGTGCATCTCCCCAATCTTCAACACCGTATTGATATGCACCGTAACCCAATGGATTATTTTGACTATCGTTTACAAAAGCTGGAGAAGTAATACTGGAAGTAACATCGTTTAGAGTGTCTTGGTATAAAACGTAGATCTTTTCTCTAGTACCAATACCTAAAACCCTTCTACCGTTATTATCATTATAGGCGTACATACCTATTGGCGTGCCGTCTAAAGCTGTACCAAATAATTTTTCCCAACCGCCTATAGGTTTTAAGAAACCGTTTTCAAAACGTACAAGATTACCGTCAACCCAACGAGTTTTGTTGGCGTATTCAGTTCCGTTTTTTACTATACCTGCTGGCGGTGTGATTGTTACTAAAGCCATTGTTAAGCATTTTCTAGTGCATCTACTTTTGCTTTAAGTTCTTGAATAGATTTAATTAGTATAGGTATTAACTCTCCGTATCTGAGACCTAAAGGACCTTCTTCTGGTTCTATATAAGCAGCAAAATCATCAGTAGAAATACTATTGTTATCTAAAACAGTTTTGACCTCTTGTGCAATTAAACCAAAATGCGTTCTATCAGAACTTCCAGAATTATATTTAAAAGACCTAGGAGTTAATTGATCTATAAAATTAAGACCATGAGACAAGTCTTGAATAGTGTTTTTTTCATTTTGGTCTGAAGTATTAATTATATTGTTTGTGGCAAAAATATCATCCCATCTATTGCCAGATTTTCCTAAATCATCAGAGTTATCCCCAACAGGATAAAAACTACCGCTACCGGGAAGATTTACTCCTATACTACTACCGCTTGAATCATAGACAATATACCTATCAGAAGAAGTAGGGGATGTTGTCGCTGGTTTATCCAGTAAATAAATAACACTATCTTCTGTTACTCCGGGAAAACTAGAAAATCTTAAACCGTAAGAATTTATAAAATTATCTCCTGAAGAAGTAGAAGCATGAAAATTAGAACTTACCGAAACCGTTCCAGAAGAAGTAATTGTGCCTCCTGTTAAAAAACTACTTGTAGCAACAGAAGTAACTGTGCCTGAGCCAGCTGAAGCTGCTATGGTAAAGTTTGGATAACTACCAGAAATAGTTACATTTGATCCTGCTGTTAAAGATACTGTTTGGTCTGGAGCAGTATTGGTTATAGTTGGAGTACCACCCTCTGCTGCTGCACCTACTGATATGCCTGTACCTGCAACTAAACTCGCAACGTAATTACCAGTCGTTTTAGTGCCTAAAGCAATACTGTCATCTGGGACAGTTAAAGTTCCTGATATGGTGGCCGTACCAGCTACGGTTAAAGTTTTACCAGTACCAATGTTTAAACCAACGGATGTGCCGTTTCCTGCACTTGCAAATAAAGCGTCAACAGCGTCTAAATTGTCATTTATTAAACCACCCCAAGTGTTAGTAGATCCACCTACGGTTGGCTTGGTTAATCCTAAGTTAGTTGTTGTTGTCATAGCTTTTTATTATAGACTATTCAGGCAGTTCTTGAGAATCTATTAATGTCATTAGTCTGCTGCCTCTATGGTTAAGGTTCCTGCGTCAACTTGTCTTTTGATTTCGTCATAGTGTCTGTTGCCTTCACAAAGTGGTACAAATAATTCTTGTCCGTCTATAGTGGCTTGTATGCCTGAATGTTCACCATCCCCATAAGGGTCTACATATTGTGCTGCTGTAATGTTCATTTCATCCA